ACCGGTGGCGAGTTGGGTATCGCGGGGGAAAGGTGGGCCCCACCTTTCTATATAAGTCTTGTTTATTGCAATTGAGTCCCTGGACTCTGCCTTATTCATTTTTACACCCCGAAAATGAATTTAATTAATAAAAATAAAATTAATCATTAATTTTATTTATACGGAGATTTGCAATACATTGCTTATCGTAGTACATATTATTTATATGGTGTAGCTGGACCTGACATCATATCGATCTACTGTATCTACCCCCATATGAGTTAACGAGTGCATCATCACCATATCTATTGAATCAATCATCTCTTCTTGTTTGAAATTGGAGAACTCTGATCCATCATACATCAATTCTAGTGTGTCCCTGATGAGCTCTTCTGTCCCGTTGAAGTCGAATGGTAGAACCATATGGGCGTATGTGTATGGTATGTCGCATTTGAAACCAGTTAAGACCGGTTGATTTGTTGAATAGACCTTCACTAATACTCGGATGATCTGGTGGAGCCTTACGTCTACGATGAACTTGATCCCCTTTCCGTTGTCATATGTGATCGTCATCTTTACGTTGATGAAACTATGCTCTTCTATTTATGTCCTTTTATATAGTGGTGGTTTGTGGGTTGTGTGTCTCAATTTAGTCCATGTATTTGTGGTTATTTATTCAGGTAGTGTTGTTTCCTATTAATTAACCTATAATACCGTATATATGAAATATAATCAGAAAGAAAAAAAGAAAAATGGAATCAAAGAGAAAAGAAAAAAAAACAATGAAAAACCTAACACAAAAAAAGAAACTAAGAAAATAATATTTATTCCTATCTAAAGGGAGCGCAGCTCAAGTATAAAAAATAAAAGGGAAAAAAGAAAATCCAAAATGGAGAGAGGAAATAAAAAAAAAGAAATGCTTCATCGATTTCATAATCGATGAAGTTAAAAAAAGAAAAAAAGATAAGAAAATACTAAATCAAATGAAGCCCAGTTGATTTAGCCCATCTAAAAAAGAAGCCCATCTAAAAAAGAAGCCCATGACCCACTACTATAATTGTTGACTTGGTCAACATGCTATAGTGTGTTCCTTTACCCCAATACCCCGATACACCAATATATTGGGGTACAAGGGTTACTATATTTCAGTTGGACTAAAATACCCCTGAAATAACACATACAGGCGCGTGGGAGTGCTCTGTTAAAGTAACTTTCTCTCTCCTCAAACCTCTCGGAGACGACGATCGGAGGCCTTCCGGCCATCATTTTCCGACACGCGCGGCAGTGCGAACACGGATGTGGGCAAACCACTACGCTACGCAGCAGCCTTAGCTACGCCGGAGTCTAGCTCGCCACCGTTTAATATT